CTTTGTTTTTAGATGAAGATGATATGTCATCTAACTCTGCTACCAAAGGTGTAACACAGCAATCAGTCAAAGCGTATGTAGATACACAACTTACAGCAGAGGATTTAGATACAGCAGGTAACTCTGGCACAGGTTCAGTAGATTTAGATTCTCAATCGCTTACAGTATCTGGTGATGGAACAATACTTAGTTCTACAGCTAGTGGTCAAGGTATAACTTTTTCTATTGCAGATGCAAGTACATCAGCAAAAGGTGCTGCAAGTTTTTCATCAGATAACTTTTCTGTAACATCTGGTGCTGTAACTATAAAAGATAGTGGTGTAAGTAATGATGAATTAGCTGGATCTATTGCAAATGCAAAACTAGCAAACTCATCTATAACAGTTTCTGATAGCGAAAGTACACCAAACACAAGCCCTGTAGCTTTAGGTGGTACATTAACATTTGCAGGTACAGCCAATGAAGTAACAGTATTAGAAAGTGCAGGAACAGTAACAATAAGTTTACCATCATCTATTACTGTAAATGTTACAGGTAATGTAACTGGTAATGTATCAGGTAGTTCTGGTTCTACAACTGGTAATGCAGCTACTGCAACAGCATTAGAAACTGCAAGAACAATAGGTGGTGTATCATTTGATGGTACAGCTAACATAGATTTGCCTGGTGTCAATACAGCAGGTAATCAAAATACATCAGGCAACTCTGCAACTGCAACAGCATTAGAAACTGCTAGAAATATTGGTGGTGTGTCATTTGATGGTACAGGCAATATAGATCTGCCAGGCGTGAATACTGCTGGTAATCAAAACACAACTGGTAGTTCAGCATCTACAACAGGTAATGCTGCAACAGCTACTGCTTTACAAACAGCAAGAAACATTGGAGGAGTATCTTTTGATGGAACAGGTAATATTGATTTACCAGGTGTCAATAGTGCAGGAAATCAAAATACTTCTGGAACAGCAGCAGGATTATCTGCAACATTAGCAGTAGCTAGTGGTGGTACAGGTGCTACATCAATGACAGATAAAGCAGTTGTAATTACACAAGATAGTGGAACAGATACTTTATCTTCTGTAGCTATGGATGCAAATGGTGAACTACTTATTGGTGGTACATCAGGACCAGCAGTCGCAACTCTTACAGCAGGTGATAATATAACAATTACTAATAGTGATGGTGGTATAAGTATTGCTGCATCAAGTGGTGGTGGAATTACAGAAATAGATAGTTTTACAATTACCTCTAATGTAACAGGAAATGGCGATTTGACTTCAAATTGGCAAAGAAGTACTGCTAGTGGGTTTGCTAAATTAGGTACAGGTATGGCAGAAACAGGGGGTATATTTACATTCCCAAGCACAGGTTTTTATGAAGTAGAAGCAATCATATTTTTTGAAAGCAGGTCTGCTGCATTCCCACAGATAGGAATTCAAGTTACAACTGATAACAGTTCATATTCTACTGCACTTACAATTTTTGGTGGTGAAAGAGCAAATCAAGGTGGTACAGGTGTAACACATAGTGGAACTACATTTGTTGATGTTACCGATACAACACAAGTAAAAGTTAAATTTACTTCTGCAAATTTAAACAGCACTAATTATATTGACCAAAGTAATACATTTTTTAATTTTAAGAAATTAGGAGATACATAATGTTACAAAAAGCACTTGGATATTTTAACACAGACATACAACAATGGTGGGGTTGGAAAAATTTAGAAGATGGAGAAGTATATTCTAATATTAAATTAAATGATGAAACTGCTGTTATGCCTACTGAGGAAGAAGTAAATGCAAAGATTGCAGAACTAACAGTAATTGAAAATAGACAAAATGCTTATGCTTCTATTTCAGATCAATTAGATATGCAGTATTGGGATAGTGTAAATGGCACTACAACTTGGAAAGACCATATAGCAAAGGTTAAATCAGACAACCCTAAACCTTAATAAAAAATCCTATGATACAATCGTATTATGGATTCACTTATATATTTACTTTTGATTGCTCTAGTTATAGAAAACTATGGCAATTTGTATAAATTTTTAACAGGTAAATCTACTAAAGAACCATATTATTACAAAAAAACAGATCCTTGGAACTGGCAAGATGATTGGGATAGAGATGACATCTTATAACGGCAACGGCTTTACACAGAAAGAAATGTTGAATTTGATATTAGAAGGACAACAAGACATAAATAAACGCATAGATGAATTACACGAAAAAGTAAATCAAAAGATTTCAAGACAAGAACTAAGTGGGTGGCTTGTAGCCATATCTGCATTGGTGGTGCTTATAAATAATTTGATGTAATGTTTCGTTTATTACTGTCTGTCCTTTTACTAATACCAATACCTTTACTTGCCAATGAAACTGAAAATATTGTTACAGAAACATTTGATAATCAAGAGATAAATACTGATATTACATTTGTGTATGGAGCTAGTGATACAGTTGTAAGTGCTGCTACTACACAAAATCCAGAGTGTGCCAATCTAAATGAGCAAGGTCTTATAGGCATAGAAGATATGGATTGTTTTGCTGGTGAATACTTTGGTAATGATAGATACCAACTAGGTATAAGAGGTAGTTCTGACAATCTTACTATTGCATTTCCAAACGAACCTTACGAAGTTGGTTTTAATTATGGTGCTATTGATCAAGAAGGTGGCGTATCAGGTGTAATATATTATGACAATGGTGGATCAGAAAACTTTACATTAGATGTAAATACTGATATGACAGTAGCAGGTAGTAAAGTATTTGCAGTAGCAGAAGGTGTAGATACATTTATTACAGAAATAGTTATAGAGGGAATAACTGATTGGTGGCTTATAGATAATGTATACTATAAGTATGATATACCTAATAACACGCCTCCTAGTACGACAACAACTAGCACAACCTTACCCAAAGCAGAGGATGTCGTTGAGGATGGTATTACAACATATTTGGCGTGGGATGAAAATGGTTGCGAACACCCTGACAACCCTCTTTCGTACAAAGAATACTTGGAGGCAGTAGAAAGTGGAGATTGGTTCGGTTATCAAAATGGTGATTGCTCTGACATACCTGATGTCGTTACTATTATTGTCGCAGAAGAAGAGGAGATAGAAGAAGATGAAACAGAAAAAAATCTTGATATTGACCCTGAACAAACTGGCCAGGAAGATGAGATTGAAGAACTTACAAATGAAGAGATACAAGCTATTGAAGCAGAAATACGAGCTGAAGAAGAACGACTAATTCAAGAACAACTTGATGCAGAAAAACAAGCCGAAATATTATTAGAACTAGAAGAAACTCTGATTGTTTCAAAAGATTTGTCTGAAGAAGAACTAGAAGAATTTGTAGATATAATTATAGAACTAGAAGAAACTCTTGAAGAGATAGAAATAGTTGAGGAAGTCATAGAGTTAGACATACCTGAAGATATAATTGTTATAGAAATAGAGGAGGAAGAAGTTGAAGAAGAACTTGTTATTGATAAGACCGAAGTTTTACCTGAGGTTGATGAAGGAACAGAGGAAGTTTTGGATGAGCCAATACAGGAGGATGTTGAAGAAAAACCTTTAGAACTTACTGAAGAAGAAATAGCTGTTGAGGTAGCTGAAGTAGAGGAAGTTATTGAAGTAGTTATTGAAGAAGATTTATCTGAAGAAGAAGTTGCAGAAGTTATTGAGGAGTATGTAGAGGAACTAGAAACAGAGGAAGTTATAGAGGTTCTAGAAGAAGTCAATGATGTTGGTGTACAAAATTTAGAAGAAGTGTCAGAGGAAGTTCAGGAAGTTATACAGGCAGTAGTAGAGGAAGCTATAGAAGATGTTGAGGAACTTACAGAGGAACAAGTTGAAGTTGTTGCTGATGTACTACAAGTTGAAACTGAAGATGTTGCTATCGTTGCAGAGGCGATTAAATCAGATGAAGTAGTTGCTGAAGCAGTAGAGGAATATGTAGAGAGAGCAGTAGAGAACGCTGATGTAGAGGATTACACACTTGCTGATGTTGTTACAGAAGTACAGTATGAAGCATTCTTGGAAAATCCAATAGAAGTATTAGTTGATTTTGACAATATAACAGAGATAAATCTAACAAACATATCTGATGATATGACACAGGATCAGAAAGAAAAAGCACAGGAGGTCGTAGTTCCTGTAATCTTGACTAGAATAGCTAGTATGGCTGCATTTATATTTAGGAGAAGCTAATGATTAAGAAGTTATGGTCTTGGTTAGTAACGATAATTAAAGAAACACTAAATCTTAGTTGGACTTTAGTTGGTTTAGTTATTGCAACACTTACACTAACTGGTTCTGCCCAGCAAATCACAGGTTTAGCGACTATAATAACTTTAGGTATATGGTTATTGACCATAGGTTTTAGAAAAGGAGATTAAATGGACTGCTGTGGTAGTGGTTGCTGTGGTGGTTCTTAATGTGCATATCATATATTGATGATAAGGGAACTCACATTAATATATGTAATTGCAAGTTTGGAGGTATAGGTGAAATTACAAGTTGTTAGAACTCAATTTGGTAAAGATGCAACAAATGGTTTGTTGTTTGTAAATGGTTTATTTGAGTGTTATACATTAGAGGATCAATACCAAGCAGTAAAAGTTATGCACGAAACCTGCATACCTGAAGGAACATACGACATAAAATTTAGAACTGTTGGTGGTTTTCACGAGAAATACAAGAAAAGATATGGTAATGAACATTATGGTATGTTGCATTTGCAAGATGTACCTAACTTTACTTACATACTTATACACGCAGGGAATACTGATGAATCAACGAGTGGTTGTTTAATTGTGGGTGAAACACAACAAGATTTAGACCTGAGTGATGATGGATTTATAGGTCATAGTGGCGTAGCATACTCAAAATTATATAAAAAAGTAGCAAGAGAATTATTGTTAGGAAAGAGTGTAACAATAGAGTACACAACAATAACTAAATTATTAGAAAAACCTTTAGATATATCATCTAGCACAGACATAGGTGTCGCTAAAGATGTTATGGAGAAACTTGAAGAAATAAATGGTAATGTTATACAGACACAGACAATGTTGAGAGGTAGGATCATTAGATAATGTTTGAGAGATATAAAAGAGCAAGAAACCAGGATGGTACATTCAAGAAGGATGTATGGTGGACACCTTGGTCTGATTCGTGGGAGTATAAAATGAGCGAAGATCTCAAAGATATGCTTGAAAGGACCTTTTGGACCTTTGTGGAGGCATTTCTCGGAGCGTTAGTCGTAGCACCACTAGCAGGAGTTGAAGCAGAAACACTTCAACTTGCAGCATTAGCTGGTGGTGGAGCTGCATTAGCAGTAGTAAAAACTTACGCTAAAAAACAAATCACTAAATAGATAATGTCCTAATTCCTGTGTATAATTGGCACAACAGAAAGGGCTGAATATGACACAGGAACTAGGTA